CGGCCTCGAACCCACGTGTCAGGCACAGTCTGGCGAACAGGTACTTCGTGGCGTCGTCGCCCTTCGGTATCTTCATGCCAGTCAGAATCGCGTCAAACTCCTTTTCAAGGAGCGACGCCTCCCTCTGCAAGCCTTGGCTCCTCGACAGGATTCTCGCCATCGGAGCGTCCTTCAGGCTGATGAGGCCAGCCATCATCGTGCCTTCGATTATGCCACGGCCACGCGCCCAGTTCTCCAGAACCTTCAGCTCCTCCGCGTCAAGAGGACGGCCCTCCTGCATGTACTGGAGCGAGAACTGCTGTCTCGCCTCGTCCGTCGCCTCCGCGCCAAGGAACGCTCCGGCGGGAATCTTCGCTATGAACTGCGCCAGCGAATCGGAGAACTTGATAAGCCTGTCAGCCTGCGGCATACCAGCGAACGCCTCCTCGATTGCAGACATGCGGCGACCGATTTCCTCCGTGTACGCCTCAGTGCCTCTGGTCTTGGCGAGCGCAGTCCATTCCGTCCGCATCTTCTCCACCTTCTCCAGAGCGGCCTTCGCCTTCTTCTGCGATGCGGTCAGAATCTTGCCGGGGGCCATCATCGAACCACCCCAACGCTGACCCCACACTCCCGCCTTCTGGCTCCACACGCCAATCTTCGACAGGGTGTCAATCATCCACATCTCGCGCTTCGACGCGCCAGCCGCCTTCATCCCTGCGGCGAGCATCTTCTCCGCCTTGCCGAGCTTTGTCGCTCCCTTGCCAACGAGCTGTACGCCCTTGCCGACAGCCTTCGCGCCAAGTCCGAACAGCGGCCCCATCGCTTCGAGCGACGCCAAGAACTCCGCGCCTCCGCCGATGAGCGTGTTGTCGCTGAAGAACTCCCTCTGCTGGAGCATCATCATCGCGTCACCCATGCTCTTCGCCTGTTGCGCCGCGTCCGCGTCATCCGCCGAGACGTGCTTCGACACCCAGTCAGCCGCGAACGTGCGCTCGTCGCCGAACAGCTTGCTTGTCGTGAACCCGAACGTCTTGCGCCAGAACTCCAAGATGCCCTCGTCCGCCACGTTCATCGCGCCAACGAGGGTTCTGCCGACTGCGTTGCCAGTGCTACCGCCCCAGTCGTTGCTCCAGTACGAGCCGACGCGCCTGTCAATCTGCGACGCGGCACGCATGAACGATTCGCACACGCTCCACCGTCTCGCACGCTCCGTCTTGTCCTCCGTCCCGAAGACGTAGCCGAGCATCTGCTCCAGCGTGCCGTGGAAGTTGAGCCGCTGTCCGGCCACCGTGTCCACCTGTTGAGGATTGGCGGGGAGCATACCAGCACCGCCAGCCGGAGCTTGCGACAGCGCATAGGCGAACCTGTCGAAGAACGACGCCTTCTGGAATCCTCCGGCTTCCTCTATGATTGTCTTGTTCCGCCTGTTTACGTCCTCCGTGAACCGCTTGAAGAACGACCACGCCTCTGGATTCTTGTTCAGCTCCGTGATTGCGCGGGCCGCAGAGTAGCGTCCGTCCGTGTCCGTCAGGTCGTCGATGACCTTGTGCTTCAGCAGGAAGTCCCTGTCGGCGCGTCCGCCCGCGCCGTACATCACATGGTACTTCCCGTCCTCGCCCTTGACGCCATACAGCCAGTCCTTGTCGAGGCCGTTCATCATGGCCACGCCAGCGTCAGCGTCGGCGTTCCCCGTGTACTCGTACTGCGGCTTCATCGGGTTGGCTACGAGCCACTGCGCCAAGCCCTCTTCCGTCTTCGGGTACTCGCTCTTCCTGAACAGAACGATGTTCGACGGGTCGGCCCATTCCGCTCCGCCGCCTCCGTTCAGCGCACGCTCCAGAAGCCACTGTCCTGCATCGGTTGAATCAATCGGCACGTTTCCAGTTCCGAGACGCTTCAGCATCCCGTCAAGCTCCGTCTGCCATCTGTCGCCGTAGTACAGCGGAGAGGCGTTGCGCACAATCTCCATCTGCCGCTCGTGAGGCAACTCGAAGAAGTCCTCGTTCTCCTTCAGCCCGACGGACATCTTGCGGAGGTTGTTGTTGGCGAACAGCTTGGCTCCGGCCTCGCCCGCGTCAAGAAGGTCGAAGTGCGTCTTGAAGGCGTTGAACTTCGCCTCGTTCGTCCACTTGCGAATCATCTTCCCGTCAACAGGGTCATGCTCTTCGTCAAAGCCCTTCTTCAGGCTGTGCGTCATGTTGTCAGTTCTGGACTGGAACTGCATGAACGAATCGGCGGTGGTGTCGTTCTGTATCGCACCGTTCGACGCAACAGATGTAAGGGACTTCAGCACGAGCGGCGCGATTGTGTCGTTCATGTCGAAGTCGCCGTTGCGCCAACGGTAGAACACGGCCCAGTCTTCAAGCGGCACGTCGAGCGACTTCTCGTCGAAGTTGTTGTCGCCGTATATCGCCTCGTCCTCTTCGAGCTTGGCGCGCAGTCCCTTCTCGAACTCTTCGTTCACCTCCTTGAACGACTGCAACACGGCATCCTGCGTCGGGTTTGGCGCAAAGATTCCCTTGCCCTGCTGACGCATCGAAGCCTGAATCATGGCGTCGTCGAAAGACGCGCCCTTGTTGCCAGTGCCTTCGACAACCTTCATGCTCGGCAGAACGTTGTTCTCCATGTGTGAAACTCCTCTTGCTATTCGTCGGTATCGCCGTCGTCGAGCAAATCGCGAATCTGCTCGTCAACGCCTCGTCCTTGTGATTCGTCGTACTGGGCGTCTATTATAGCATTTTTCAGCTTCTCGTTGCGAAGTTTCTGCGCGAGCGGGATAATCTGCCTGACATCCTGCCAACGACGCTCGCCCGCAACGGTAATCCTCTGCGTCTGTCCGCCTTGGTTCCACGCGCCGACAGGCGCACCGAAGAACGTGGTGCTTGGCCCGTTGCGCCACACGCCAAACGTCTCCTCGTGGTCTTGGAACACTTGGTTGAAGTGCCTGCGCACCGTGTCGAGAGTGTCTCCCTGAAACGACTGGATGTTCTCCTTGTCGATGGCTTCGCGTATCGCGTTGCCGAACACCTGTCTGAAGTCCTCCGCAGTCGGGTTCAGCTTGGAATCGAGATACTCCTTGCCAGCCCTGATAATCTGGTTCAGCGTGTCGGCGTTCACATACCTGTCGGTCGTGTCAAAGAAGCTCTCGTCCGTGTCGGCCTTCCTGCCCTTCAGATGCACCTTGACGCGCATGTTGGAGCGAACGTTGTCCGCCTTGAACGAACCGCCTTCTCCCTCCGAAAGGAATATCCTCGTCGTGGAGCCTTTTGGTCTGTCGCCCCACTTCCCGTCCACGAGAACCGTACCATCCGTGCCGAAGTCGAAGAACTCGTTGGCGGCGTTCTCGATGATTTCCATGTACCGCTTGTTGTTGAGGTGTTCGTTCCGAACTCTCGTGAAATACTCGCCCTTGCACAGGCCGTTGGCGCGTGCGCAGTCGATGGCGTCAACGATTGCGCGATGCACGTCAACGCGCATCTTGACCGTGCCGTCCTTGCCGCTCTGCTCGTCTCGCACGGGAACATCTATCTCGACCTCCCCACCCGTCGTGGCGGCCTTCAGCATCCTGTCAAGCTCTTCCTCGACCATCCGCTCCTGCTCGCGCACGTACTGCTGGCCGAGTGCCTTCTTCGCGATTCGCTCGCTCCGCTCCTTCATGGCGAGGTACTTGCGCGGCTCATTGGAGAGTGCCTTGAACACGTTGCGCGTGCTGTAGCCTACCGCGTCAGCCTCCTTCTTCAATGCCGCCGCACGGTCATACAGTTCCCTCTGCGCCTTGATGCGCTCCTCTTCGTTCTTGTAGAGCGGAGTGGAGCCGTCTTCCGCCACGCCGATTGCATGGCGCGTGATGTCGTCGAGCAAGGCCTGTTCCTTCAGCTTGACACCCCTCTGCGATTCTATGAGCTGACGGTTGCGCAGAACCCTCTGCTCTTCAATTTGCGCTATCGCCGCCTTGCGCAGTGCGGCTATGTCGCTCTTCCAGCAGAAGGAATAGTACGACGGGTTGAACGTGCCAGTCGGATTCTGCTCCGTAACCGTCTCCTTGAACGCCGCGTCACCGCTCTTCTCCAGCTCGTCGAGAGTGTACAGCACGGAACTCACCTGACCAGATTCGATTCTGGTCTTGAAGTAGTTCATCACCGCGCCTCTCGTGGCCGCAACGGAGTTGGCATACGCAATCTCGTGGCTCTGGTTCATGGCGCGATGCGCCTTGTACCTCTGCATGAAGATGTTGCGGAAATCGGCACGCAACGATTCGGCCCTTTGGCGCGCCCAATTCTCGCCACGCTTCGATATTCCCGTCAGCGTGTTGATTGATTCGGCACCTATCGCCGCACGCGCCGCAACGCTCGCCGTGTCGATTCCGGCCTTGCGGGCCTTAAACCTTTCCTCCGCCGCCTTCTTGTCGGCGTCCGTCTTCGCCGCCGCAAGCTCCGCGTCGTACTGCTGTTTCAGCTTGTCGAGGGCGAACTCATGCTCTCCGTCCACGCGCTCGTAGGAGCTGTTTGTCGCGTCCGTCGCAACTTCGGCGTCAGCCGCAGTGTTCGCAAGCACGCCAGCGGCATCAAGCATGTCCTTGTCGGCTATGGCCTGTGCGCGTCTCTCCGTGTCGTTCTTCATGGCGACGTTAACGCCGTGCTTCATTTCGGCCTGAACCGCCTGAACCATCGCCTTGCGCTCGTTCGCCTCCTTCAGCGCGACCCTTGCGCAGTGCCTGTTGTAGCCAGCCGGATTGTCCTTGTAGAACTCGCGCGCAATCTTGTCGGCCTGACGGCAACGCTCGTCGTACACGTCGAGGTTCTTCTTCGCGTCAAGACCCTCCCCGACGAGATTGTACTTCTTCACCTCGTTCTGAATACTCTGCAAGGCCATCTGCTGTGCTTCAGGAGACTGCGCGGCCTGAAGAGCCTCTACATCGGAGAAGGTCATGTCCTCGATTTTCTTTTCAGGCTCAACCTTCTGTTCTGGATTGCCGTTGTTTTTCATGTCGGTCTCCTCACTTCATGTCAAGCTCGCCGTCCCAGCTCTCTATTCCGCCATAGCCGTAGCCCGCACGCTTGTCGTCCTCCTTGACGCCCATGATTGCGGCACGCTTGCTACGCTGTTGAGGCGTGAGCTGTCTAACTGGCTGTGGCGAACTGTAGATTCCGAACAGGCCTTGATGCTTGGCCATGTCCTTGTAGCGGTTTGCCTCGTCAAAGAGTTGCCAGTATTTCGGGTCGTTTTCAGTCAAGCCTTCCGCCTTCACGACATCCTTCATGTGTTCGAGGGCGACATCGGCCATGCGCTCAGATTCCTTCTGTTGCTTGTCGGCCTCTACGGCGTACTCTCCCCACTTGTGGAACACCTTGCCCCACGCCTTCAGCCCGTCGGAGATTGCGCCCCATCCCTCCGCGTAGCTCTTGATGCCCTGCGCCAACGCGCCAAGGCCAGCCGCGACGGAGTTGTGCTGGTGGTAGGTCGGGTTCACGCCCTGCGCCAACGCGCCAAGGCCAGCACTCTCAAAGCTTCCTCTCTTCATTCCCATAGGTGCCTCCTTACCTCGTTGCGTTCCCTTGGTTGCCCATGTAGTACGCTCCGGCAAGACCGCCTACGAGATTCGCGGAAGCTGACAGGATTCCGCCAATCATGGCGTGCTTCGCCGCCTTATTGTTCAGCTTTATCTGCTCTGCAATCAGGTTCTGGTTGACCGCCTCCATCTCCGCGTTCGCCTCCGCACGGACGGCGTTTATCCTGTAGGCAACCGATTCGTTCACCTTCTGGTCTGCCGCCTGTTTCTCGTTCTGCGACAGAACCTCAGCGTCGTTGTACGCGCTCTTGATGGTGTCGGACATCACCTTGTCAACAACCTTCGACGACACGTCGATGCCGGAGCCGGACGCGCTTGCGATAATCGCGCCCTTCTGCTGTCCGAGCATGACAAGCCTCTGCTCCCTCGCCTGTCTCCCCTGCTCTTGCGCACGGCCAGCCGCCTTCATCGCGTCGTCAGCCGCCTGTCTGAAGCTCTTGGCTTGGCTCTGGTACGTCGCGGCGGCGGCGATGGACTGAACCATGCTACCAGCCGCGCCTACGTTCTTCGCGGCGAAGTCGAGGTTCTGCACGCCAATCTTCACGACATCCGCGCCAGCCTGTAGGCACGCGCCGGAACCAGCAAGTCCAAATGCAGTCCAGTTGAACATCTTACCGCCCTCCTATCGGTCTCTTGTAGCAGACGAACTCATGCTCTCCGGCCCACGCGTCGCACACCTTCTCCATGCCGCCGAACATGACAGCCCACTTCTTCGACTTCTCGTAGCCCTTGGCGATGAACACGTAAAGCTCCGACACGTCGGAAGGCTCGTAAAGCTCGAAGGCGTCGCGGCACTCCGGCGTCTTCTTGGCGAACGACATCGTGTGGTTCAGCGCGTATTCGGAGTTGCAGAAGCAACCTATCACCCTCTTCGTCTGCCGTCCGCCGTCCTCCTTGAACCTGACCGTAACCCAGTCGGCCCACATGACGCAGACGAGCGTGGCCCCGTCGAAGAACGCCGCCTGATGCTCGCTGTCGGAACACTCGTTCCACATCCCCTGCTTTGCGTCCTCGTCGTCCTCTCCGTACAGCGAACGGAGTTCGTCCCTCTGATGCTCGTCCATGACGTTCCACATGTGAAGGCACATCTCCTTCGAGACGTGACGCACCATGTACCAGCCGCCGCTCAACGGGACGACTTCTTGACGCATCACCGGGGGTGTCTTCTGCTCTTCGCTCATCTGAACCCTCCTGTCTCCGGCTCGAAGTCAAGCTCATACGACAGCAACGAGAACGGGTACGGGTCGTCCTGACTTATCGTGACGCGCCCGTCCCTGTTGTTTACTCCGGGCAACGCGATTATCGGAGTGTTGTGGTTGAACAGCCTGACGTGCTTCTTTTCGTCCGTCTCGTCCACATAGAACTGCGCCCTGTGGTCGTTCTGCGGGTCGTTGTAGAAATACTGGATAGGCTCCGACAGGTCGGCACCGACAGGCGTAATCTTTCCGCCGAAGGAGTGCATGAGCCGAAGCCCGCAACCCTGAACGTGCTTGATGTCGAACTGCCCGTTGCCAACGATGCCGTTGCTGATGTGCGGATAGACGGACGTGTACACCGCGTCAAACGGGAATCCCTCGTACACTTCGACGCCCAATGCAAGTTTCGCCAACGCATCGTCTCGCGTGATTGTCGCGCCGTCGGTAGTGTCCGCCGGAATCCAGACCGCCCCGGTCTCCGTTGTTGGCGTGAAGTGGTTGAGGCTGTTCAGAACCCTCATGCCGTCAAGGCATAGAGAGTGGTACAGCGTGTCCTCGCAAGGAGACATGTTGTCCGTCGGCGTCTTCGTCCTCGGCCTCATGCGCTCCAGCCACAGCTGGTTTCCGCGCCTCACGACGGCGAATATCTCCTCGTGCGTGGCGTACTCGTACTCGTCGGCGTTCGTCACCTCGTCGAGCGCGGGAGATACGGCATACGACGTGGCAAGGCAGACGACCTCTCCGTTCCCGCCAAGCCTGTGCGTCAGCCACGCCATGATGTCCTGTTCCTCCATGTACTCGAACGACGCCATCGTGCCGTCCTTCATGGCGCACCACAGCGTGGAGTACGGGAACTGCTGGTAAGTCCAGTCCACGATGCTGTTGAACTCGAAGATGCTCGACGACAGGATGCTCACGTCGCGTCCGGCGAACCCGTCGTTGCTGATGTCGTATGCAAACCGCCTCACGGTCTGCCCCGTGCGCTCGCAGAATATCAGGGAGTTGTTGCAGATTATCGGCTTCAGACGCTCCGAACTGCCGGAGTACGACTGCGGGTACGCCTGAATGGTCTCGTAGGTCAGGCCCTGAACCGTTGACGCGGAATCGACGAGCCACTCGCATGCGGAGTTGAAGAGCAGAAGCTTCCTCATCTCGCAGATGTGGTTTATCTTTCCGAAGCGCGTCACGGGCAACTGGAAGTCGATGGCGTCGTCTGGAACCATTATCTCGTGGACTTCGTAGGAGTAGAAGTCTCCGATGGCGGACATCCAGATTCTCTGCGGGTCGTTCTTCGACGAGGCCCAGATGAGCCGCTGTTGAGACAGCGAGACGGACGCGGGGTAGTCTCCGGCGGCGGACATCGGGATGTCGTCGCTGTCGTCTATCGGCGTGATGCTCGCGTCAGGCGTGATGTATGTGTCGTCGAACGTGAGCGAACCGATTGCCGGGGTGTCGAACACCTTGACGTTTGCCACCGCCACATCGCCGCCGTCGAACACGATGTTCACCTGTGCGGCGTTTGACGCGGAGAACGGCACGTTGATTACGCTCCTGTCGGTGATTGAGTTGCAGAACCGAACATACTCGTCCGCCCATCGTGCCGCGAACTCGTCGTCGGTCTCGCCTTCCAACCGCTCAACCGTCTTCGACTTGTTTCCAGCCGATGCCCACAGAGTAGCCTCGCCGACCTTGTTGGCGTCGGAGATTGTGGTCGCATTGTAAATCTTGACCTTGACGCTCTCGCCATCTTCGCTCGCGGCGTAGCCAGTGTAGTAGAACGTCACCGTCCCTTCGCCCACCGTGTAGCGGCAGTTGCCGAGGCAGATGCGGACGAAGCCGGAGGCGATGTTTCCAGTGAATGTCACGTTCAGGTGGTTGCCGTCGGTGACGAGCCGTCCCAGCAAGTCCTTTCCGTGTTCCGGCACTTGGTAGGCCGCGTCGCTTTCGAGAAACTTGTCCGTTATGGACGAATCGTCGCTGTTCTTCAGTGCGGCAAAAGTAGTTGCGTTCGTCGAAGTCGCGCCAGTCTTGACCGTAGCCGTCGCGTCAATCTTCTTCGTTCCGATGAGACCATAGTAGTTGAACGCCTTCTTGTAGATTCTGATTTCCTCTGGATAGACGAGGATTCCATGTTCGTCAGTCCGCGTGGCGGGATTGATTGTCAGGCTAATCTTCTGGCTTTCAGTCCACGGCATTCGATACGTGGTTCCGTTCCAAGCCGAAGCCTTCGTGCTTGGGTTGGAGTTGCCGCTAAACGCAGTGGATGGCCGCGTCTCCACGCCGTCAAATACCGCCGTCACCTTGTAATACTCCGTCTTTAGCGACGCCTGTGACGTGCCATACGACGGGTTCTGCGACGTGCCGTGGTTTACGCTGTCGTCATCGGTCGTGACGGAAATTCTCGTACCATACGCGCTGACTATCGACGGTATTCCCCTCTTCGTGTTTTCAAGGTCAATCGTCTCGTAGTGGAACCCATGCTCGCCAAGCGCGTCGATGTCATGCACAATCCTCGCTGGCTTGTGGTTCTGGTGCGCGATGAACAGGATGTCGCCGCACTGCTGGTAGTCAATCTCGTCAATCTCGTCGGCCTGATACACACCTTCGAGGTCGTCCACAGTGTAATACTTGAACTGGTTGTTCTGGTTCGTCCCGGCCACGATGCAACGCGAGGAACTCATCAGAAGCACGAACCCCTGCGTCTTCTTGTACGCGAACGGTATCGCCCTGAACTTCGTGCTGGCCGACACGCCAAGCTCCGCCACGAGGTTCATCACCCTGTCGAACCCCCTGCGCTTGTCCAGCCCTCCGCGCTTCATCACGTTGAAGTTGCACAGCTTCGTCGCGCCCTTGGCGTACCTCTGGTAGTCCTGACGGCCCATCATCTCGAAGTCGAGCTGACCGCCGAAGAAGCTGTTCTGGACGAGCCTTACCACTTACAGCCCCCTTCTCCCGAACGGGTTGCGCCGTCCGCACATGCACTCGTAGATGTGGTTCTTTCCATACACCTCGGAGCCAGTCGATGAACGCCTCGCGTCGTCCGTCCGCGCGGTCTGAACCGCCGCCTTGCACTGGACTTCCAGCAACTGAAGGTCGTTGGCGCGGCCAGTCACCTCGGTGCAGAGGTTCTTGGCGAGCGTCTTCACCAGCGCATCCTGAACGAGAGAGGGCCACAGCGTGATGTCCTCCTCGTCAAAGATGTAGGTTATCCTATAGATAGGCTGGAGAGAGTAAATCTTCTGGTTGCCGCGAAGGGTGTACGGAATCTTGTGTCCGTCCTCGTCGTAGCAGTTCAGAATCTTCAGGGCGTCGCCCGGATAGGCGATGGAGTACCGCCCGTCCTCCTCCTGCACGCCAACGCCGCGAACGAGCTTGTCGGCCTTCACGAACGACCATCCGTAGGACGACAGGACTTCAAGCCGCGAAGCCTCGTAGGCGTCGTAGCACGCTCTCTCTACCTTGGTCGGCGCGTCCGGCGTGATGGAGGTGAGGCGGTTCTCCTGACGGAGAATCGCCATCGCCCTCTGGCACACGTCAAGCGCGCTCTCGTGAAGAACCTTTCCCATGTTGCCTCTCCTTACGGGGTTGCGTCGGAATCGTCTGCCGATGCGTCAAGCGCGGTCGATTCGTGGCCGTTGAAGTAGATATACAGCTTCATTTCGGGGTCGTTCGCTATCGTGCCGGAGACGACGAGATACTCGTCTTTGGTCATGGCCTTGTTCAACCCAGTACCTCCAGCCGCTCCGCCGGAGAGCGACTTTGCCGCTATGACGTTGTTGGTCACGGACATCGCGAGGCGCATCCTTACGATTGTGGCGGTGTTCGTGACTGGAACCTGCGCCACAACCATGCTCGGAACCCAGTTCGTAGAGATTGCATACACCGCGTTCGTCGTTCCGTACACGTAGTTCGTTGTCACCGATTCGCCAACCACGCTCAACTGTCCGTTCGTCCACACGGTGAAACCGCCGTTGGTCACGACGGAAGCCACGGCCACGGCGTTGGAATACGTGTACGACACACCGTTCGTCACGATGACCGCCCTCGGCTCGTAAGTCACCTGTTCCTTTATGTTGGTGATTACGGCTGTTCCAGTCTCCTTGACGTACAGGTCGAGAACCCTGTCTGCCTGAATCGTCGCCGTCAGGTTCGTGGAGTAGGCGTGCCACGAATGTATCACGCCCTCGATTCCGTAGTTCCTTCCGGCCTTCAGCTGGATGATGTTGTCAGCCGCAGACGCGCCAAACGCCATAAGGCCAGCCGCAAGGAACAGGATGACAGACTTCACACAGCAAGAACCGTCGGAGCATCCCTCTCCGCTCGACTTCTTCACCGCGTCAAGTGCAAGCTCTCTGATGGTGTTCAGCGTGGACGTTCCAATCTCCGCGCCAATACCCTTCAGATACTCCTTCATCGCATCGTTGAACACGTCCTTCTTCTGCTCGCCAGTCAAGTCCTTCTTCAGGAGCGACAGCGCAAGGTCGAACGCCTTCTGCTGAATCGCAGGGTCGTGTATCGTGTTCTTCACGCTTTCCTTGGTCTGCGTGAACAGCACGCGCCAGATGATACCGATGTTCTCCCTCGTGAAGAAGGAGCATATCCAGTTCCAGAGTTTTTTCATTTCATCAGCCTTTCGTTGATTTTGTCTTTCTTTTTGTACTCCATGAGTTCAAGCTTGGCATCGAGAAGCTCCGTCATCACAAGTGGCGGAACCTTCCAATACTGCACCTGACCTACATCGTTGGTCACTGCGGACACGTACCTGTCAGCCGGAACCCTCGTCACCTCCGGCTGTGGCGTAGAGAAGCATCCGCACGTGAACACTCCAAGTCCGCAAGCGAGCGCGAGGCACTCGTTCAGGAATCCGTTGACGGCCTTCTCGTCGCCGCCGTACACCGCGTCCTCCAGACGCTTCTTTTCGCTCTTCATTTCAGCCTCCTTCTTCTCGACGATTTCCTCCGCATCCGAATACTGCTTGTGCGGAGAAGCCTTCCACTTGAAGATTCCCCCGACCGCCTCGGCTATGCCGCCAAGTATGTTCCCTATCGCTCCCATCATTTCAACCGCCTAACAGTTTCATTACTCCGGCCCCTGCCGCACCGCCCGCGCCAAGGGAGAACCACATCCACCTTTCGAGCTTCGTAATCCTGTTCTGCATCTTGTCATGCTCGTTCCTCGCGTCGCTCTTTATTGCCGCAATCTCCTTGTCGTGACGCTTCTCGACGGCATCGGCCTCGGCCCGTATCTGCATGAGCGTCTGCTCGTGAAGCTGAACGGTCGTCGCCACCTTGTCAAGCTTGTCGTCAAGGTTCGTGAACTTTGCGTCAATCTTCATCCAGAGTTCGTCCGTGGTCATAGGTCTCCTTTGCCCGTGTATTATACCATTTATCGGTTCGCGGAACAATGCCTACTTGCCGTTTTTCTTCTGCTTTTCGGCCTTCAGCTCTTCCTTCGCGGCCTTCGCCTCCGCCTTCGCCGCGTCCCTCTCCGCCTTTAACGCCTCCTTGTCGGCCTTCAGGGTGTCGCGCTCCTTCTTCAGGGCGTCGATGATAACCTCGTCAGGCGAAGTCTGCCTGACGCCTATGAGCCGCTTCACGGCATTGGTCTCCACGACGACCTTGCCGTCCCTGCGCCAAGTCGTGATGACGTAGCCCGGAAGCGTCTTCGCGTCGCGCGACAGGACATACGAGCGGTACTTGATGAAGTCCTTCTTCTTCACGTCCACCTTCGGCTTCTGCTTGACGGCGGCGAACATCGTCAGAGCCGTGCATGCGACGGCTATCAGGAACAGGGTCTTGGTCAGTGTCTTCATGTCATTCCTCGTTTTCTGGTGTTGGCTTGTAGAAGCCGTTGTCGAAGTAGATTACGTCCGACGAATCGTACTTGTTCGTCAACGCGCCGGAGAAGGTAGGCTCACCCTTGATGAGGACGGTGATGTCCCCGAAGTCCATGCCGTTCGCGCCGCCCCACCTGTCGTTCGGGCAGTCCACGCACGTCTTGCCTATGGCCCACGACGGCCTCTGCACCGTGCATACCTTGCAACCAGTCCACGTCGTGCCGTTCACCGTCACGTTGGTGCTGGAGTTCCAGTCCACCCATTCGCACTTGTTCGTGCTGGCAAGCCCGTAGGTCTCGTAGGACACGTATCGGTTCGGCGCGACTGACATTACGTGCGAGTACCACACCCACTGCCTGTCGATGCCGCCGACCGTCTCCGTCTTCACTACGTAGCCTACCATGTTGCTTGACGTGGTTGACGGGGCGATGTGCAACGCGAACATGTGCGCGTTCGTTGCCGCGCTACCGCTGGCGTTCCGAAGCGTCTGCCTCGTCTCGTTGAGGGAATCGAGGGCCGCGTCGGCAATCTCCGACGCCGCGTCAGCCGCCTCGTCGATGGCCGCAGTCGCCGCCTTGTCGGCCACCTGTCCGTCGTCGTTCATGATGACACCCTGCTCGTCGCGCATGACGACGCGCCTGTGCCAAGCGGTAGCGATGCGAACCTCCGACACCACGTTGGTCTGCGTGTCGGTCGCGCCGAGAAGCCCTGCGGCGAGAAGAACTGGAAACACGAAGCTCATTCCACGTCACCTCCTACGACGCGCCACTCCCAAGTCCTGTCCACCGTGAAGCCCATGTAGATGAACGTGCTGTCGGAAGTCGTGGCCACGCTCTCCCACGCTTGCGTTCCGGCAAGACGCCTCTGCACCGTGAACGTGCTGATGCCGGGAGTGTCGCACGTCCACGAAATCTTGACGAACTTCGACGCCACGGTGAACTCCGTGATTGTGATGCCTACCGATTCGACAATCTTCGCCGGAGTGTCCGTTCCAATCCACCAGAACATCTTTGACGCATAGTCCCCTGCGGCGATGAAGGTCATCTTGTTCGTCGTCCCCTCCGTGCCGTAGCCAGCGTCTGTCTTCGCAAGCTCCGTCCAATCCTCGTCGATTGCGTCGCGTACGCTGACGGGTGTAGTGGTCGTCACGCCGGAGCCGAGATACCAGACCTCGACAGCGGTGTACCTATTAGTCTCTCCGCTCACCGCGTCAACGATGTTCGTGGCTCCTGTGTACACGCCAACGACCTGAAGCCCTTCGTCAGACCCTTCGTTCCGAACCCTGCCGAGGCCTTTCGTTGCCCCATATTGCGCAAAGCCGACAATCACGATTGCCACGACGATGCGCTGGACCGCCGACAGCGACAGGAATCTTCGCACAGCATCACACACGGTTGGCGCGGCGGCGAACAGGAACAGGCAGAACAGGCAGACGGCGAGCGCGATTCCGCACGCGACCATAAGAACCGACTGGAACTGCTGGACGAACTCACTCATCGGAGACCTCCTTCAGCACCCCGCCTACGAAGCCGAGGACATACCCGCCCCAGTGGGCGTCATGCGTCTTTCCGCCAGTCACGCCGTTCACGAGGTCGAGCGTCATGCCTTGACCGCTCGGAACGTCCGCGTCAATCTTTATCCAGATGAAGTACGAGTTCTCCGAACCAGCCCCGGCCACGGTGGCAGTGAGCGTGTAGTAGCCGGACACCGTGAATGATTCGCCTTGGTCGTTCTCCACTATCTGCGTTCCGGCGTGGAACACGGGAGAGGTGACGCTCGAATCGGCCAGCTCGTCGAAGTTCGCCTTGCCGCCCTGAAGCGTGTTGTGGTGCATCACCTTCGGCTTTGACGCGCCGACATCAGCCGTGCAGACGTACTCCAAGTCAACTTCAAGATTCGCCCCTGTGCGCCTGAACACAACGTCTGTAATCAGAAGCTTGTCGTTCTCCGTGAACACGACGTAGGCCGCGAACGAATCCGCGAAGCCCTTGCGGTACACGACAACGTTGTTCGACATGATGTTGTCCACCACCGTGTCGATGTCGCCCTTGACTTCAATCGCCGTCTGCTCGACGGCCTCCGCCTTTGCCACCGCAATCTGAACCTTGACCGCGTTGGTGGCCACGTCCTCCACGCTCGCCACGCCTTCAGCGTTGAGGTTCTGGTTCTCGTCAACCATCAGCGGCGTGCGGGTAATCTCGCCCGCGCCAAACAGCATCAGGCTTGACGCAATCAGCGCAAACGATAGAATGTAGTCCTTCACGGCGTCGCCTCCGCGTTCATGTTCACGTTCGTCGTCGCCTTGTAGATGAGGCAACCGTTTGTCACCACAGGCGTCCACCACACTTCAAGTCCGGCGTCCCACAGTCCGCCGTTCGCGGAGCGGACTATGTTCGTCACCGTCTGCGCGTCAACTCCGCCTGACGACATGCCTGAAGTCTTGTTCGCAATCATGGCTCCGACATCCTCCGCGTACATCATGGTTCCGCCACGGATGAAAGTGTTTGTCACGCCCGGAGAGTATTGGAACCGAAGGACTGCCGCATCGACTGGAGCCTGTATCGTCCTGTACCCAGACGACGTTCCGCCTCGTATATACCACGTCCAGTTCGTTTGATAAGGCAAGTCAAATGTTTCAGCCCACAGGTAGAGACGCGCACCATTGATGTAGTCGTCCCTGTCCGTACTCCAGATGCCATTCGTAATCCAGTAGTACACGTCTCCGTTGTCTCTGACAAACGAGCGCATCATCGCGTTCGTCCTGATTGACTGTGCCACCGAATCTGTGTAGTTCGTCGCTGGAGCGAGACTTCCCGCGCCAGCCACATGCTCGCCCACATACGAATCAACCCACGTCTTCGACGCGTAGTCTGCGGCGTTCAGCTGTGCCTTCGACACGTAGTTGTCCGACACATGGCCCTTCGACGCGTAGTCCATCGAGGCCAAGTAGGACTGCACCGCTCCGAGCGTCGTGTAGTCGAGGCTCAACACCCAAGACTTCTGCGCGTAGTTCGTCGTGCCAAGCTCCGCCTTCCACAGGTCAATCTGCTCCATCACCTTCGCATCTACATACGACGCCTTCGCAAGTCCGTTCGTCGCGGACGGCAGAAGATACCCGCGTCCGTCAACAATCAGGATGGCGGTCTCAACGGCGTTCGATATGATGCCGTCCGAATCCACGCTGACCACGAGGCTGTCCGCGTAGGACTTTGCTGATGTCAGCGCGTTCGACGCGACTGACGAGGCATACGCCCTGTCCTGTGCGCTCTTCGCGTTGATTGACGTGGCAATCTGCGCCTTCGCCTTCTCAACCTCGTTGGTGGCCTCGAAGTGCGCATAGGCCTCCGTGGCCATGTCGTCAGGTTCTGCACGGCAGATGACGGCGGCGAGAGCCGCAAGTATCAGAACGGTCTTTCTCATGGTTTCACCCTCATGTTGTAAATGGCTTCAAGTCCGAGGTCTTGGAAGTATTTGCGCGGAGCGTGAGGAAGGATGATGTAGTTCGGGGCAATCTTGAATGTCCTCTGGGTCGCCGACTCAGTATCGGTTCCGTTCGCGATTAGCGCGTAGCTCGACTTCGCCGACGTGAGGAAGTGCCTCGTGGTGGTGTACTGGTTCATCGTCGCGCCGTCGAAGTACACGGTGTCGCCATCCATCACCACGGTCTCGGACGTGTAAATCTTCGGCATCGGCAATCCGTATGTCCCGCCGCTCACGCTGTTCCCGAATACCTTTTCGCCCATCAACTGCGGCTTGTTCGCGCCAACGGCCTTGCGTCCGCTCGTCGCGCTCCTGTCGAGGTCTGTGACTGTGAACCAGAATCCAGACGAATCCACTCCGAACGAAACCAAGTAGTCGTTGTTCGGATAGGACGACATCGGCATGCCGTGTACGGTCTGCACTCCGTTGTACATGTTCCACGTCGTTCCGTTCGCATACGCGGCGAACACCTTCACGTAGGTCTGGTTTATCTCAACCGACGGACAGAGGTATCTCGGAAGAATCGAGCCTTCATAGTCTGCGGCGGCGAACAGCGTGTCGGTCATGTACTGCTTCATGTTGCCGCTCGAATCGACGTACTGCTCGCCCTTTACGTGCCAGTATTCGCGTGCCGACATGAGGCCGCGATACGTGTTGTTCCATCCGTTCCCGTTGGCGTTGATTTTCAGCGATACAGTCCATTCGTCGCCCTGCTCGACGTTGGGCACGACAAGGGTGTCGGTATAGAGCATCTGTCCAGTCGAGATTATGACGGGATTGCCGGAACCGAAGAACTCCGACAGGTCGATTTCGGAATCGGTGTTGAACCGAAGCCCGTTCATCAGCCTGTAGCCAGTGCTTGTGGTGACGTTCGCGTTGTACCTCGCTACGAGTTCGTTGTACAGCTCTGGATAGTCGGTCTTCGCAAGCCTTCTGTTTGCGGCGGTTGCCGTGGTGGGCAGTCCCACCCACACGCCACCACTCTTCGTAGTCATGTCCTCGACGCCGATTCTTATGTCGAAGAGATGGCTTCTCTCCGGCGACACGGCGTTTTCTACGAACGCGGTTGTGGCGACCTTGGTGTCGCTCGTCCCCGCTGGCTTCGTCTTCGCGTCAATCTCCTTGCCTTCGCCAGTCGCGTCAACGCTACCTGTGACGTTGCCCGTCACGTCGCCAACAACGTCTCCTGCAACTCCGCCCTGCGCCTCAATCTGCGAGGTGAACGTCTTCTTGCCAGTTATCGTCTGCACGTCGCCAATCGTCACGAACGCCGCGTCAGAAGGCGGAGTGTCAACGCCATCGGGGTCAACCTTCACCGTCAGCTGGCCGAGGCCGTTCGTCACCACCTTCAGGATGTGGTACTTGTGCGTCACTTGGTTGTACGCATACGAGCCGGCCGATGAGTTCCCCATCGGGCCGCGAGGCATCGTGACGTAGAAGAACTTGTCGTCCGTGAACGAGAACTTGTAAACGTAGTTCCCGACCGCATCGCTACCGATGAGTTCGATGTTCTGCACGGACGAACCCTTCTCGCCACGGAACAGCGCGAGGTTCTGGTCGTCCGAAACGTAGTACGGCTCTACGACCTTGACGTTGAACTCGCCGTCTCCGGCAAGCCCTCCGGCCACCGTGTCGTAAACCGCGAACACGACCGACGCCTCCGCGCCAGTCCCGAACCTCTGGATGAGGTCTCTGCAAAGGTTCTGGTAGCGGAGGTCGAGCGTCCCGGTCGTAGTCCTCTGGCCGGACAGGCCCGTCGTCGTGGTGAGGTTCACCACGGCATAGACCTCGTTCATGTCCCAGTTGTACACTGGGCTTGCGGCAATCTCGCCGCCCACGAACACGGTCTTCCCGTCGGGCGCACCGCTACCGACGTGCCGCCTGTGGAGAACGAGGAACCCGTCCCCTTCAAGGGCGGGTTCCACGTTGATGTGGTACTGCGCACAAAGGGCCACCGTCTCCTTGCAGACGGCCCTCTTGGTCTTGTCGTTGATGGAAACGGTTATCCCGTTCATGCGCACACCTCCTTACTTGTCTTCCTTCGGAGGCTCCTGCGTCTCCGTAGGCTTGGCCTCCTCCTTGGGCTTCTCTTCCTTCGGAGGCTCCTGAACCTCGCCGCTCGCCTCGCCTGACACCGCGCCAGCCGTGGCTCCGCTTCCGAGGAACTGGTCGAACAGCTCCCGAATCTGCTTCGGGGTGATGTTCTTCTTCATCGGAATCTTCGCCGCCTTCAGACGGGCAACCATCACTTCGAGGTCGGGGTCTCTCTTCTCCTCCTTGACCGCTCCGCCGTCAGGCGTCATGCAGTCGAAGAGTGCCTTGACGCGTTCGTTGACCCGTTCGTCGTCAAGCTCGACGGTCTCGCCCTTCTCGAAATCGCGCCAAGGCATCTGACAGGAGATTTTTGCTTTCCAAATCCGCTTCATCGGTAGAATCCTTTCGTTGTTCAAGTTCGTGAAAACAGTTCCGCCGTGACCGGGCTGGCACGGAAACCGACAGCCAAGCCACGGCGGAAGCTATGTGCCGCAAGGCGGTTAGGCCGTGACGTGCGCGTGAACCGTGCCGTCGATGACCTCGCCGACGTTCTGGCTACGCTGGCGGACTTCGGACGAGCCAGTGTTGGCCGCCTTGTAGTTCGTCCAGTCGAAGCGGGTGTCGGTGTCCACCTCGTCCGTGATGCCAGCCGTGATGTAGTCGGGCTTGGTCGTCCCGGTGAAGGCGAGAGTGAAGTACCGCTTCAGGCCGCGAGGAAGGGGAATCCCGAACACGCCGCCCTTGCGGACATCGGCTTCAGGAATCACCAGCTGGCCGATGACGTTGCCGTCGACGACGATGCCGGAGATGGTCTCCTGCACGGAGTACGCCTTGACGGTCAGCGCAGTGCCAGTTGCCTTGCCAGCAAACTGGACGAAGAGCATGTTCCAGTCGGACTTCTTGTGGTCGAAATCGCCATTGAAGCCGAGGTCGATGACCTTGCCAGTCGTGGTAGGTGCCACGTTGTCGTGGGTAAGAAGGTCTTTATGGATTTTCATTTTCTATCCTTTCTTGACTTTGCCCCTCCTTGGAGCGGAGCGTCAGCCCCGCCCCTTGGAGGGAACGAGTTAGGCCGTCTGAACGGGCAGAGCCTCTTCAGCGCGGTTCATGCAGTCCATGATGACCACGCGCTTGCCCCAGAGGACAGGCTGGAGGACATCCTGAATCTGCGTGTACTGGATGGCGTTGCTCATCGTCATGCGCTCGAAGACGGTCTGGAGACCCTCGAACACCATGAGAGGCATGACCCACTGCCACTTCGCGCCGTCCTGCTTGCCGCCGCCGACGCGGGTGACGAGACGACGGAGCATCTCCTTGATGTAATGCTCCGCACCGCGCTTCTCCAGAGCGGTCACGTCAAGGTTGCGAATCCAGCCGACATAACGCCAGTCGCGGATGTCGAGGCCGAAGTCCCAAGAGAGGAACTGCGAGCAACCCTCGTACTTGCCGCCGTTCTCGTCGAGGAGCGTCTCATGCTCCTTCCACTGGCCCTTCTTGATGCCAGCGGTCGTGCCGCGCGGGTAGAAGCCGCGAACGGTACGGGTGCCGACGCCGACAAGACCGATGGAGCGGAGGTTGGTCGCGCTCATCGAAGCCACGTCCTGCGGGGTGATTGACGTGGCGTGGCCCTGCGCGTCAAGCGTGCCGAGCGTGAAGTTGCCGCCAGCGTTGAAGACGTAGAAGCTTGGCTTCTTGTCGTCCGTCTCGATGACAGTCCCGCCGATGGTGAAGCCGCACTTCTCCTGATGGGCGAAGAAGCCGTTGTAGCCACGGACGTTCTTGCTCAAGGAGCCGTAGAGCATCTCGCGGGACTGCTTCTGGTTCATCGCCTCAATCTGGTCGAGGGCCGCGTCAGCGAGGAACGCGTTCTTGTCGGGGGCCTCGTCCCACTCGCGCTGGGACATTTCGATGATGGCGTCCATGTGAGCCGCCGTGTTGCGGACGCTCGTGACGCCTCCCTTGCTGGGCTTGACGCCTTCGCGGTAGCCCGTGAACTTCGCCTCCGGCAGAGCAACACGATAGGTCGTGATGTTCGAGGAGCCGTCGTTCGCCTCCACTACGGGCAAATCCTGCAAGAGCGGATTCGTCTCATAGACGAGGTTCACCATGTCGCTGTTGAACTTCTCGCCCGACTTGTCCATTCGGGCGGCAACATCCCGCAGCGTAAAAGCACCTTGGTCGATTACCATAGGTTTACCTTTCCTTCATTGTTGTCGCCAGAAGAACAAGCGGTCTGGTGACGATTTCCGCTTTTCCGTGCTTTGGTGTGTATTATATCACGAGACGGTCTCACGATGCAATACCCTTTCCAAAAGTTTTTCATATTTTCTTCCCAGTCCACCGCTCGGCGAATCCGGCGAGCGCGCCGCCCGCTCCGGCACCCGTTCCTGCGCCAGCCGTGTCGTCCACGGAATTGTGTTCCGCCCAGTTCAGGAGGAGCTTGACGAGCGTGGAGTTGTTCGACAGGTTCGTCGTCGCGACCTGCATGAAGTCCTTGTCGTCAGAGAACGTGGCGAGGGCCTTCACGGCGGTGTCAATCTGCTGTGGGTTGTACGCCTTCTTCAGGGCTTCTCCCTGCGCCTTGAAGTTCTTGCTGATTTCCTCGGTCTCGGCCTTCTGCTTCGCCATCGTCTCGTCGTACACCTTCTTGAAGGTGCCGCCCTCCAGCTGGAGGAACTCCGCGACGGCATCCGGCGAGATGTGGTGCTTGCGGATGAACTCGCCATACGTCTTCTTGACGTAATCCATGTTCATGTTGACGCCTTCGACCGTGGGAACCTGAACCTTGCCGAAGTATTCGTCGTCGGTAATCTTCTCCCAGTCTATCGCGTTCTCTTCTCCGGCACCCGTTCCGGCACCTCCGGCTCCGCCTTCTCCGGCACCTCCTGCACCTCCTGCACCACCGAGCGCACCGCCTTCAGTGCCAGTTCCTTGGCCTCCGCCGCCGCCCTGTCCAGCGAACATCCCGCCGCCTGCGCCGCCATCTCCTCCGCCAGAGCCGCCACCGCCTTGGCCTCCTTCTCCGCCTCCTTCGCCAGCACCGCCAGCACCAGAGCCGCCGCCAGTGCCGCCTCCAGCACCACCACCGCCGCCGCCCGCGCCGCCTTCATCGCCAGCCGGGGCCATGAGGAAATCTCTGCCATAGCCACCTCCGAATCCCATCAACCATTTCATGTTAGTTTGCCTTTCCGTGCTTTGTTATTGTTTCCGTGACCTTGACGCGAGTATCTTCTCCCTGAAGACCCGCGCCAAGAAATCCGCTCCGTTGTCGCCCTGCTCGCACAGCTTCTCGACCTCCTGAACGATTCGTCCGCGACATCCCTGCTGGTACGGCGTAAGCTCGCGGCCCTCTCCGAAGTACCCGACCTTCGCCATGAGTTCGCCCATCCAATCGACGAACGGCTCGTACGACAGAAGCGAGTTGGCGCGGTCTCTCAGCCGCGTCCGCTCCTGCTCCGCCTTCAACTGCGCGTCGGCCCTTTCGAGAAGGCTTGTCCTGTCCTTGCCGATTTCCATCACTCGTAGCCTCCCATCACAGCCGCCATCTTGCCGCCAATCTGTCCGGCCTTCATCTGGCTCTCCATGGCCCTTCCGCCCTGCGCGGCGGACTTCATGCGCTGGAGTTCGATTGCGGCCTGACGCTCGCGGTCTTGCGCCTCCTGCTCCGCCTGCATCTGCTGTTGACGCGCGTTGCGGGTCTTCTGCACGTCGTCCTTCGACAGCATCCCGGTGTCGCTCGCGCCGACAAGCCTGTGACGCGCCCTGACAATCCTGTCGAAGTCGAAGTTGTCGAGAACCTGCGAAGCCGCCGGAAGACCCATCTTCGCCCCGTTCCCCGCGATTCCCATCGCGAAGTTCAGCGAGTTGTCCATCGACGCCAGCTCCTGCGTCCTCTGCGCCAGCTGGAGGTTCCCCATGTAGCGAGGGACGAGAGAACCCTTG